AACTCAGCCTCCTTCATCTCCAGCTCGCGCACAAGCCGGTCCTCCTGCCGGTCCTCTAGCGTGCGTTCCGCTTCGAACTCCGCTGCCGCGCGGTCTTCACGAGCTTGGTTCAACGCAAGGCTCTGCTCTGCCTCGCGCACGCCGTACATGCCAGCCGCGAACTCTGCTGCGCCTGCGCCTTGGATGCTTGCTCCTACGCCTCTGATGCTTGCCATGATCAGCCGGGGAAGACGTTGCTGTTGACGGGCCTGCTCTGCATAGCCACGGGGTCACTATAGTAGGTTTGCCCACCATAGCCGGTGTAGTAGTTGCCACTGAAGATGTTCGAGAACATGCTCTTAAAGCCGCTACCAATACGGTCAAACAACCCGTACCCGCTTAGCGACGAGAACGGTCCGCCTAGGAACGCCTTGGCCTCGGTCAGCGTCAAATTAGCACCTCTCGTCAGCGCGTCTGAGAAACTCATGCGCTGCGGAGCGGGGCTGCTGGGGCCTCGGGGCTGCTCACCTACAGGCGGCGGACCTATTAGCCTGTCTTCCCCAACTCCAGGCTTCGGGCCCTCATACCCACGGTATCGGCCTTCACTTGACGGCGGCGGGCCAGGTTCAGTCGAGCGGCCCATTCCCTCAAACACCTTGATCCCCTGCTTGATCAGGTTGCTGCGCATTTCTGCAAGCGCGCCCTCGCCTGCAGCCAGCCCAGCGAAGTCGTTGGCCTCTAGCGTCGAACGGCCCTCGATGTCGGCAAGCGCCTTAGCTTCTTCGCGGCGCGCTTGCCGCTGCTGGATGCCGTACTGCCGGAACATGCCGCGCGCAAAATTAGCTGTAGTGGTGCCGCCTACGGTCTTGTACAGAGCTGTCTCGCCAGACTTAAGCGCCTCCTTCATGGCGCGTGACGAGTCTTCGTCAGCCTCGCGATAGGCCTTCTTGATAGCCTTTAGCGCGGCCTTCTTGGCTGCACGGCGCTCACGCTGCACAGCCTCTCTGAGGCGGCGTTCGCGCCTCTGTGCTTTGTCTGCTTTGCTGAGGCCAAAAACCTGCAGGCCGAAACTAAGTGCGTCGAGCGGATCTACTGCCATGATTAGACGGGGGTTTTGGGTGTGATGGTCGTGACCTCGGAGCCCCAGAGGGTCACATCGTAGTCCGTACCAGACGGAGAGAAGTCGCGGCTGTAATGGACACAGATGATCTCTACGGCGGTGCTGCTGTAATCAGTCAAGCTGAACTCGACGCGCACCCAATCGTTGCTGATCGGGGTGATGATGACATCTCCCGACACATAGCCAGGCCCACCCGTCGTACTGGCGACGAAAGCCGTGATAGCATTGTTGCCAGAGTATGAGATATCTACCTTGATGCTCTCAATCTGGACACCGCCTGAATCTTGATAGCGAACCCACACCTGCTCAGATGCGGATGTGGGCAGGCTGGCGTCGGTCTTGAAGTAGTAGCTGTAGGTCGTGGTGATCCCAGCGGTGACTGGCTTGACTTTCGCCCGGTAATCCCAGCCCGCCACGCCAGTCGTGTGCGTCAGGGTATCAGCCTCCAATCGACCGTTAGGCGCGACGGCTGTATTCGCCGTGATCGGCACATCCCGAGGCGATGTACCAGTGAGCCAATGACTGTAGTCCGACCCATCCCCGAGCAAGTTCTGCGGCCCGGAGACAAAGTAGTCCAGCATGTCGGCGGGGTTGCCGACGGTGATTCTCGGACCCCAGAACACGCCGCGAGTTGCTCCTGCGCTATTCGCCGCCCTGAGGTAGTTCCATGTGGTCAAGGCCGTACCACCGTAGTCCGTAATCGTCAGGCGATAACGCCACCAGCCGTTAGTACCAATCTGCGTAGCTTCGGCGTGTTCGGCAGTCGTGTATCCCGGACCACTGGTTGCCAGAGTCGCGAGACTAGCAGCAAATCCTCCTGCGGGGTCGATGTCGATATATACCATCTCCGGGAAGGCTGACGACGAGCGCAGGTAGTGATAGATCCGACCACTGTCCCAGTCGCCATCACTATGGTTGATGTACGCTTCAAGCGTCACGCTTGCGTATGCCGGAACTGCGGCAGCTATAGCGTTGGTCGCGGAAATATCGCAGTTCCCCCCAGCAGGTAGCGAGGTTTGGACAGCCGAGAGCGTTCCGTCTGGAGCAGCGGTTGCGCTATATGCCTTAGATGCGCCAGCCGTAATAGCCCAGTCAATGAGCGGTGTGCCTTGCCAGTTCTTCTCCCGCGACACCCAGTCGCCGTAGCGAAGGGTGGGGTTCCAGACCGTCGCCGTTCCAACCGCTGACGGTACTTGGATTGCAAGATATGCCCGGTCAGCGGTGCCACTGTGATCGTTTAGATGGATGCTCCACCGCAGCCAGCCGGTGTTGCCAATGCGCTCAATATAGACATCACGCTCGGATGTGTATGGGCGCGATGAAGTGGCAACGGAAGTGAAGGCCGTGATGTCTCCGCTATTATCAAATCGGATCTGGATGCTGTCGGTAATGGTCCCACTAGACTGATTGCGAAGATAAAACAGGACTCGCACAGTATCGCCAGAGATAGGCGAGTAGTAGATGTATCCGGTATGAGTAAACTCGTGCCAGGGAGCGATAGTGTGGATATGCCGCTTTTCTTGCGTAGATCCGCTTGCGTTTACAATGTCCTCCGCTGTCAGCGTACCATCAGGGCTGGCGATGCTTGCGGTTGAGAAGGTGAGTGAGGGATTTGCAACGCTGTAATCCTCAAACGCAAATACACCGACGCTGTGCAGCAAGTTCTGCGTCTCAACGACATCCTGCACCACGACGTCAACCGTAGCCGTGTCGCTGCCGCTAGGCCCAGACGCGGTCAGCTGCACCGTGTGCGTGCCGCCGTCCATGAACCGGTGCGAGATCGCCGCTCCGTATGCGCCGCTGTAGGTCAGATACGTCGGGCCCCACTCATCAAACGTCCACGTGAACGTGTCGGAGTCGGGCAGGCCGTTGCCCCACAGCGATAGATCGTCTGTCCATGCCACCGCCGTCAGCTCGTTATAGCTAATCGCTGCAAATCCATCAGGCAGCGGCGGCAGCGGTAGCGGGCCGTTGTCCTCGTCGTACGGCACTACGCGCTGTGCGCTTAGCAGCGGAAACGCAAGACGGAACGACCCGGTGATCAGCCACTCGTACAGCAGCACGGCTTCAACATCCTCTGTTGCTGTGTACACCGCCTCGACTGTCCAATGTGTGCGGTTGTCATCGCTAGTACGCACGGTACGCCACAGCAGGATCGTCAGAACGCCACTGGTCACATTTTTGACTGCAGCTACCAACCGACCCTGGTGGTAGTTGTTATTGCCAGATATAGCCGACAACCCACCGCGAATGATGTAGCTGTGCCCACCCTTCAACAATATGCCGTCAGACCCAGCAGCAAGCAGGTTGCCAAGGTCTAGCTCGCTTGTGACCGCTGTTGTCCCAGGGCCAGCTACAACTGGCACAGTAATGAAACCCGTTGGGCTTGCGTACAGCTGATCGAACGCTAGATCGGTTTGTACGCGATACGCTGTGCCCAACTGCGCAATCTGGGCGTCTACGTACGCCTTGTTAGCCGCCTGCGTGTCCTGTGTCGGCGTATCAAACTTGTTGCGCACACCCAGCTGCTGCCTCTGGTCGACGCGCAACGTCGCGTCCGTGTGCACCTCTAGCGAGCCGTCATCCTGCACGCGGAGACCCTGCCGGTAGCGCAAACCAGCAGCCTGCTCACCGGCTGCAGCTCTGCGCGCGCGCGCACCAGCGGCAGGGTCGACTCGACCAGTCGACGCCATGCCAGGGTTCTGCTGTCGCAGTGCGCGCGATTTGCGGCTCTCGTTCGCCATCAGTTACGCCTAATCAAGCCTGCGTAGGTTGCCTGGATGCTGGCCTTCTCGTAGGCCCAGTGATCGCCAACGCTGGCGTTGCGAAGCCGAAGGAACACGCTGTCACCCACCACGCGGACTAGGGCGGTGCCATTGCGGCCAGCGCTTAGCGAGCCCTGCGCCACTGACCGCCCGAGGTGTTCGGGGTCGTCACTAGCGAAGAATTCGTAGTTGCACCCAGCAAAGCGGCTGCTCAGCACGGCTGTGAACTCCCCGAACGCTGCCTCAGAAACGTCCCTGACAGGAGCTAGAGGGCCCATCAACACGTAGCTGTCGATAGCGACGTTGGGCGACAGAGCTGCCACGCCATCATGCTTCTCGTCGCTGTACGGCACCTGCCCATCACTGTTCAACCCCCAACGACGTAGGCGACCGTCCTCGCATCCGAAGTGGATCGCTCGATCGTCAGGCGCGTCACCGTCGACAACCTGCACGGCAGTAGGCTGCAGCGCCGTATCGCTGGTCCCAAACCGGTCCACGTGCCAGCTACTGCTGCGCTTGCAGTAGAAGTAGTGGTCGACCGCGATCTGCGGGTTGTCGTACGGGAACAGCAGCACGTGAATGCCGTCCTCGACGTAGTTGTACGCCAGCTGCACGTAGTAGTCGTTAAGGTCGATGCTGCGCAGTCTGCGGCGAACGCTTTGCGACGCCACATCCTCCATCTGGCCACCAGGGGCAAGCGTGTACAGCCCGCCCTTGCTGCCAAAGAACCACAAGCGACCTTTGTCGTCACGACACCACGGCTTGCCAAAGGCCATCCCGATCTCGTCGCTGACGTTGTCAAACACATGCTGCGAGCCAGGGTCGCCGCTAAGCTGCCAGATGCTGTTGTCGCAGCCAAACCACAGCACGTCGTCGCTGTAGGGCACGATAGCGTTGATCGCGTCAGGGCAGATACCCGCACGGCTGGTCTGGCTTGACACCGCTGCCGCAGAGTCCGCAGTGATCGGGAACTCGTCCCAGTCGTCCCACTCGCCTGCGCGCGACATGCGCCACACGCCGGGGCGGTCCTCTGTGCGTGCTGCCACCATGCGACCACGCCAGTGCTGGATCAGCTGGCTACGTCGCGGCACCTCGCCGTTCGACGTGGCTACGTGGCGCGTGACCGTGTCCTCTTTGGCGTCGTACTTCCAGATGCTCGTGCCATCGGCAACGTAGATGCAGCCGTCGTACGTCGTCGTGTGCACGTACCGGTTTGTGCGGTCGTAGGTGGCACCAGCGATCTGCGTAACGCTCGTCGAGTCGTACTTGTACCAGTTGCCGCCAGACAGCGCGATAGTGCGCAGCTCGCGTCGAGGCTGAAGCCCTGCAATGCTTGGGTTGACCAAGCGCACCTGCACCGCGCCGTTCACGTCATCGCCACTCGAAGCGTGCTGCCCGCCCACAATCAAGGTGTCGACCGTTGTGGGCGTCGGGCTGCTGTCGTTGTAGTCAGGCGTGGCAAACGGCACGGCAGTCACGAGGTCAATCGAGCCACCACGGCCCAGCTGCGCCTGGGTGTACGAGTGCAGCACGCTGGAAGCGTCCGCCGCAACGACCAACACGCTCTTGCCGCTGTACGCGGAGTACGAGCCGGTCACGCCATAGGGCACATACAAACGACCGGCGTCGTCGCATGACGCGCTGATGTTGTGACGGCCCGGAGCGCCGCTCGAATACCAGTGCGAAGTCGCGGCAAACGGCAACTGGTCGAGACTAATGTTGGTGCTGTTAGCCCAGTCAAGTGCATCGCCGTCATCTGCGACAAGCCGAATGTGCGGCTGCAGCTCATTCGGAACCGTCTGCACATGACCGCCAATGGTCCAGATTTGATAGCGACCGTTGCTCTTCTCTGGGTGCACCAACACATCGAGGCCGTAGCCTTGATGATCCACGGCCTCGGTCACATTAGCCGGAGCCGTGCCATCTCCATAATGATCCTCATTGGCCGGACCTGTGTGCTCACCCTGATACCCGTACTCGAACGCCTCTGCGCTTGCGTTTGGCGACAGGGGGTTCAAACGCAGCAGGTGCGCGGAGTGCAGATTTTGCGACCCGTCGACAATGGTCATCGTGCAGTAGACGACGCCGTCAAACCGCACCGCCATGCGTCCCCACGCTGCGTGGTTGGCGTAAGAACCGCCATCATGCACAGAACCAGTCAGCGAGCTGTACTGCTTCGTGTAAGAGCTGTTCGCCTCCGCTTCCGGCTCCTCATCCATGCGGTACTCGGCATACCGCTCAAAGCGCACCTTGCACTGGCTGTCTGTCGTCGAGTGCTCGTAGCCCCACACGTACAGGTCGAGCCCGTAGATCGCGATGTCTAGCGGGAAGAACCCCGGCTTGATCGTGTACGCAACCGCGTAGGTGCCGTCGTTGCGCAGCTCCAACGCGATGATCTGCGCCTCGTCGTTGCTGACGTTGCTCGCGTTGTGACCCGTCGCTACGAAGATGTTGCCGTAGTCATCGACGGTCAGGCTTTTTAGCAGGAACGTCGTGCTGTCTGTACCGGTCTTCGTGTACGGCACACCTACGCTGATGACCTGCTGGCCGTCCTCGTTAACCGCGATCACCTCGCCGTTGTTGTTTAGCAGCCACGTCGTGCCAAAGCTGTCGACGTGCTTGTCGACAACGTACAGGCCAAACGACAGGTCAAACTCGATCTCGCTTTCACGCACCGGGTCCTGCTGTGTCCACGTCAGAGGGTTGACGCTGCGCTGCACCTGACCAAGCGCGTCTACCTTGTAGTAGCCGTTGATCGCCTGTTTGTCGGCGTACAGGCCTAGTCCAGGCCGTTGTGATCCGCGCCGACGCCCAGTCACGATGTCGAACGAACGCATGTTGCGCTCGTCGCGACTCGTCTGCGGAATCTGGTCGGTATAGCTATATGTCTCGGACAGCCCGGAGTACGGATACGTCAGGTCGACCATCTGGCGACGGTCTGACATCAGGGGCTGCTCGGGTGCTTCCATCAGCTAGGGCCGCTCACGCTGTTGTAGTTCCACATCATCGAGTTGACGCCGTGCTGGTACTCTGCAGCACCGTTCGCCATCGGACCCAGCACCGGCTGAGTCATCATGTCTCTCTGGCGGGCCATCGTGAACAGCGGGCCGCTGCGGATGCTGAACAGGCGCTGATTGACGTCCATCTCGCTATCGCGCTCATACCCTAGGGCGACGGCGCGCACGACTGCTAGGTACAGGCCCTCTAGCCACGTCGGCACACTGATGACGTCGTTGTCGCTGCGGATCTCCTGCCAGCCGCCGCGATAGTGGACGAGGAACACGTCGTCGCGGCTTGTCGCAGGAGTGGGCCACATCTCCAGTCGCGGGACCGGCGACCCTCCAGCGCGACCGGGCACGGTCGATTGCGTGTCGAGCCAAGTCGTGTCATCCGTCGCAGACAAATAATCTGCGTCAGGCTCCCCGGTATGCTTGGCGTAGATATTAAACCTACCCGCCACTGACGTGTCTAGCTTCGCGTAGAACGTCAGTTCACCAATGCTGTTGATCAGCTCGACTAGCTCTGCAGCGTTTGCAACCTGATCAGCCGCATGAGATTTGAACGCCCATGTGTTGCCCTGGAAGAACGTCGTAGCGGCCCCGCCCACAAACTTGTAGTCGGTGCTGCCGTCTGAGACGGTCAAACCCTCGGTGTAGGTTGTCGATACGGTGTTCCCGTTGAACCGGAACTGGATCCGCGTCGGCGTAGCGCGCGGCACCCAAGCCAGCGCTGCCCAGTACTCCAGGCTGCTGCTGATGGTAGTGCCGCGCTTCTGAGCGACCTCTTGCAGCGTAGTCAGGTGAATGCCTGCGTTGATGGCATCAGTGGCCACCAGAGCGACGATCTCGCGAAGGTCCTCTGGCAGCCACATATAGTCCTGACCAGCTGTCAGGCTCAGAGTGCTCTGAGCCTGCTCAAGCCACCGCCAGGGGTGCATAGACACCACGAAGTTGCCCGCGTCGTTCAGGATGCGCAGCCCACCAACGGTAGGCATTTGATCCGTACTGAGCGCGTGCCGGACGTGGTCCAGCGCTTCCCTGGCGGTGACAGTCATCAGATCTTAGTGTTGCTAAGCCCGTCGAACATGACCCATTGCGCAACTACATCACCGTTGCCCACGTCTTGCGTAGCTACGGCTAGCAGCTTGTCGTTAGTGGATGTGTTCATCTCAAGCTGAACTGCATTAGCCGTCGCGACTTCTCGGATAGACACAGAAGTGCCTGCCGTCAAGGTCCCGGCACTGCCGTTGCGCACGTTGACGTACACCACGCCTTGCACGACGACTTCGATAACGTCTCCGGCCTCTGCAGAGCCGCTGCAGACGCCGTAGTAGACGTCCCGTAACGGTGCGCTAGTTGCAGTCGTAGCGACGTGAGTGAAGTTACCGTTAGCTGCAATCTTCAGACTAATGACATTGTTTGCCGTCGCGCTGCCAATGAGCTTCACACGCGCCTTCACCTGACCAAGGCCAGTGGGCAAATCCGTGTCTGTGTACGCCCCGGTTACTGCTGTGTTGTAAACCACTCGGTTCTCCTTGTCAGGTAATGTAGGGGGGGCGGATTAGCCGCCCCCCCCCTATTGTCACACGGCGGGACCGCCGAACCCGTTGATGCCATCGAACCAGACAAGTCCAGTCCCGTCGGCGGCAACAGTCTCAAGCGCGTACGCCACGATCTTCTCAGTTCCAGCTGTAGTCAGATCGCCATTAGCGTTAACGGCTAGAGCGTCACCAAGGGTCCAACCGGATGCATCGGCAAGCGCCTTCGTGATGCCTTTGAAGCGGAAGCGGCCAGACTTGCCAGCCGCAATCCCCTCTTGAGCAATCGCAAACACGCCAGTGTCAACAGAGTCAAGGTTATCAAGCGGCGTGGTCGGCTGATCCATCGCGCCAATGTCGACAGACGTACCGCTCACGGAGATCGTACTCATGTCGACAGCCATGCACTCGAACTTCGCGCACACGGTCGTCGCAATGACTTTTGCGTCCTGAACGGCAACCTCAAGCTGCCCAGGGCCCTGAATAAATGCAAGAGACATAGTAAGTACCTCCTAATGTCAGGCAGGGATAACGGCGGTGCTAAGAATGCCGTCAGGAGCGATGATGCCCTGGCGCTGACGGCTGCGGCAGATGAAGTTGTGCCAGCAGTCCACGGGCATGACCGTGGTGAACGGCTGGTTCGGGTGCTTCATCGTCGGGTGCTGGTAGAAGTAGCGCGTCGTGTGGAACACGAACTTCAGGTAGTTAGCGTTGATGAAGTAGTAGCGCGGACCGGCGTCGGTCGCACCGCCAGATTCAGTCTTCGTGCCAGTCGTCTCCCAGGTGTCGCCGTAGATACCAGCGGTATCTAGAGATGCGACATACTCCATGTCGACACCAGCGTACTGGGGCTTCATGTAGCTCGGGTCCTGACGGCTGCCGGTCACGAAGGTGTCCTGCGAAGCCCGCAGCGCAGCCACATACGCACGCTGACCACGACGCGAGGTCGCAACGAACATAGCGTTCAGGCTGGGGTTCTCGAAGTACTCCTGATGAGACGGGGGCGGCTGGAACTGCACATCCATGTACATCGCGTCGAACGCACCGAACAGCTGCTCAGCAAGGTCGTTGAGGTCAGCAATCGTGGCTCCAGCAGTGTAGTTCTTGACTTGGTTACGCCACTTAGCCTCGGTAGCCGGGTCAATGTTCTGAATCGCGCTACCGCCAAGCGAAGCACCGTTAGTGGCGCTGGTGATGAACGTAGGCAGGCTGTACGGCTTAGTGCCACCAGTGCCTTCCATGTCCGCCGCGGAGGGAACAGCAAACAGGCTGTCCTCCATGCCGTTGAACAACGAGGTCCAGAGACGCTGCTCCTTGGACCGCTTGATCGTCTTGTACGTCTGGTGACGGGCGTTGCGGCCCTGGCCACCGACGTTCAGCTCGATCTCGTGATCGGTCCAGCTCATGTGGTCGACGCTGAAGCGCCAGTCGATCTCCCACTGGTCCAGCACCTGAGGGTTCGTCCAAGTGAACGTCTCGTTGGGCTGGTAGTACTGGAAGGTCGACTTCTCGTCGAACAGGATCGAGTCCTTGATCGTCGAGCCACCTTGCAGGGTCTCGGAGGGTCCCTTGCCGCGCATAAAGCGGCGCAGGAGGTAGTTGTTCTTCACCGCCTCGTTGACGATGTCGTCAGCGCCGGTCAGGAATGCCGGACCGGTGCTGTCCATGAAGTCGTTGAAAGTGTCAAGTGCAGAGCCCATCTCTGGTTCTCCTTATCGTCGGCCAATAGCGCGAGCCCGTTGAAATCTGTCGGGATCGTCGCTCTCAAGAATTTTAAGAACTGCGTCCTCTCGCTCCGAGGGAGACGAGTATTGCTGCTGAGGGGTCGTAGGTCGCGGTCGCACCTCGGGTTGCCCCTTGGAGCGATATCCGTTCAGGCTGCGCTTAGCCTCCTGCGTGGACTCCTTGATCTCCCCTCGGAACTCAAGAAGCACGGCCTCTTCCATAAGGTCACGCACAGACTTGTCCGGCTCTTCCTGAGCCAGCTTGTCCATGCGATCCAAAACCCGGCTGAACTCCTCACTGCGGACGTCTTGCACCTGGGGGTACTCAGATTGCAGCTCAGACCGGGCGCGATCGACCTCCTGGCGAACCAGGGCGGCTTGCACGCTTTGAAGCGCTTGCTGCTGCTGCTGCACCAGCTTGCGCATCGGCTCGACGCTAGACTGCTGGAATTGACGCAGCAGGTCTTTGCCTGCATCGTCCAGACCGAGGTAGTCGCTCAGAGAGTCAAGGTGTTGCGTATCAGCTTCGGGTAGGTCCGAGGTGGGCTCTGCTTGCTGGCCTTCCTCAGAGTCCTCAGCTTCCGTGTCACCTTGAGGCTCTTCGCTCTCCTCACGCAGCTTGCGGTCGATGTCTGCCTGCATCTTCTTGCGATGCTCAGCCATCGCAATCAGACGTTCTTCAGGCAGTGCTTCAAAGTCTTCGTCTGTCCAGCCGTCGCGACGCAGCACGTCGTAGGCATCCGACAGATCGGGAGAGGTGGGCGCAGGCGACTCGTCAGCGCTCTCTCCAACGCTCACTTCCCCCCCTACACTGGGCTCATCACCTGCGCCCAGAGGTACAAGATCATCTTCGTCAGGGGTGCCGTCAAGCTCCATGAGCACGCGATCCTGTTCGGCATCGCGCGACTCTGTCTGCTGTTGCGGCTCGGCAGCCTGCGGCTCCGGGGTTTCTGCTTCGTCAGTCATCAAAGTTCGTCGTAGTGTAGGTTGACGCCTTCCTCGCCACGTGCGCGGCGACTAGCCTCATGCGCCTCTTGCATGTTGCGGAAGACTGGACGCCCCTTTTTATCAAACTCGCCCTTGTGGTACTTCCAGTTCTTCGGAAGCTGGCTGGAGGCGAACGCGTCGTTTTTTCGCACAATAATGCGGCTGTTGGCTTTTGTCATAATAATCAGCAGCGCCACCTGCGGCGCGCTTGGTTGATGCGACTGTTAGGGTCGTTGCGGGTCTTGGCGCTAGCCTGCCTTTTCTGCCCAGCGCTTCGGGCGCAGTACGACTTGCGTCGAGCCGCGCGCTTGCCGGTAGGGCTCTTCTCGGTCACAGCCGTCTGCAGCTTGCTACCAGGGTTCGCGCGACGGTGGGCGGCTACACCCTTCTTGGTCATGCCCGCCCCTGAATTGGTCGAACGGTAGTTGCCGGACGCCTTGGACTTGCTGATTGCCTTTTCTCGTTTTCTAGGCACTCGGGACTCCTGCAGGATTTGCCTGCGGTGCTTGCTGCTGCATCGAGCCTAGCATGCGCGACATCATCTGACCCGCGTTGGGCAGCTCAGCGCTCGGCTTAGCCTGCGTCGGCAGCTGCGTCGAGCCCGCCTGCGCCACGAACATCGGCGTAACCTGCTTGGGCGGAGGCATCGCCTGCGACTGCTGCATGCGCTGCAGGTCCATAGCAAACCGCTGCAGCAGCTCAGGCCGGACAAGCTCAGGCAGATCGGGAGCGTTCATCGCGTTGCCGATCTTCTGGAAGTGATCCTGCCACGGGTAGTCAGGATACATCTGCATGGCCTGCAGGCTGTTGATCAGAAGCTGGTGCGTCTCAAGCGCGCGCTTCTGCGCCATGCCCTCGCTGGCCCTCTCCATGCTGTAGGGCTCAATCTCCAGCTCAAGATCCTCAAACTGATATCCAGAATCAGCCCCATGTCCACCGCCTTGAAAGTACGGCTGTGCTTGCGGCGACATTGCCAGTTCACGGATGACCTCCTCGCCCAAAGGGAACACGATGCGGTCATCGTGGTACATATAGAAAGCCACCTTCTCAAGAACCGCCGTCACGCTGTCGCTGAAGGCCTGCTTGATGTAGCTGATGCGCGCCTGAGCGGCTTCAGACGCGATTGTGTGCTCAGTAGCTGTGCCAGCGCCGGAAACCGCGCCGCGCAACGCTTCATCCATACCGAGTGCGCGATCCGCGCGTTCACGGCACGTTCTGATCCAGATCGCCTGCTGCTCTGTCTGTCCACCAAGCTCAAACTCCTGCACCTGCGCGCGCCCGTCCTCGAACGGCACGACTGCAACATAGTCATGGCCGGTGTCCTTGACCAGCTGCGCCGTGCGCGGGTCGTTGACGCCGACGATCCGCTTGTGCTTAAGCATAGCGTTGCTTGCCGCTCGCACGTGACGGTTCAGCTCCGACATCTGCACCTCGACGGCGGTCAGAGGGCTCAGAGGGATAGGGCTATCCGGCACCTTGTACACGCCAAACATCGCGTACGGTCCAGTGCGCGGTCCGTAGTACGGACGCGGCTTGCGCAGGAACTTGCCCATAGGCTCTGCGCCCTCAGCGGTCACCGCGCTGCACAGCGTCACAATCGTGCCGTGGAACCCCTGCGCAGCGCCGGGGCTGTCAGGCAGCTCTAGCCCAGGCACCCAAACTTCGTAGAACACGATCTCGTCGCGCTCGGGCGTGTACTTCGCGTCTCTGCGCACCTTGACCGGGTCAGCCGCCACGGCCTCCTTCAGAGCCTTGACGTCCCAGCCCATGTCAGGCTCGGCGTTCGCGAGGTCAAGCATCTCCCTGCGTGCCCGGCGAACCTCATGTCCAAGGAAGAGCGCGTCGCTGATGCGCGTGCATCCAGGGTCGATCAGGAACTGCTTCTGGCTGATGCGCTCGACAACAGGCCACATCGGCTTGCTCGGCTCTTGGTTGTCCGCCTCTGGCGTCATGACAGCCTTGCCGCTGGTGTCGTAGTAGTCCTCGCGCACCACCGCAATGCCATAGCTAAACAGCATGTCCGTGCACAGCTCTACCAGCTTCTTGCGCAACACGCAGTCTCGGACCCACCGGTTGAGCCCGTAGCGCATGGCCGTAGCCACGTCGTTCGCAGGCCCAGGCTTGCGGCTACGCACCTGCACACGAGGGTTGTCGAAGATGAGCTTAGGGATCATCAGCGACATGTACTCGTAGTACGTGTTCTCAGGCGCGTAGTCCTCTGCAGTGTTGTAGGAGTGCGGGTTCCACGCAGGGCCGCGGTAACGCTCGATCATCTCGTCGAGCTTCTTCAGGTGACGATTGCGGAACTCGACCGCAGCCTTCACCTCCTCCATAGCGTGATCAGCGTGATCGAACGACATCAGTCGGCACTCCTTCTTTGGTGTGGCCAAGCAGGCCACCGAACGTGTCCATAGGGAACGCTACGTCGTCCTCGTCTAGCGACATATCGCGGTTCCACATGAACATAGCAGCGTAGCGTAGGCAGTCGATTGCGTGATCACTACATCCAGGGTCAGGGCGCTCCTTAGTGGGCTTGCCGTCCTTCGACCGCGTCCAGATGTAGCTCGGCAGCTCGTCCTCCAAGCACACCGGACGCTTCTTCTCGACACGGTCGCGGTCCTTGCCCACTAGCGAGTCGCGCAGAATGAAGATGCGCGGGCCATGATCGGCGGGACTGAACCCCCATCGCACCATGTCAATGCCGGTGCGAATAGCGTTCCTAGCCTTCCTGGCGATACGGTTGCCGTTTCGCCCGCGCGCGTGACCCAGCCGGTCGTTAAACACCTTGATGTACTCCGGCTCGCTGGGATCGCAGACTATGGCTTGCAGGTCGTACTTCTCGTTGTAGTAGATGACCTGCTCAGCCCACCAGTCCATCGTCTTGCCAGTGCGGTACAGCTCGGCAATACGGTACATGCGGTCATCGTTGACGCCCCATATCTGCAGGCATCCGGGGTGCCGCAGGCCCTTGTCGTAGCTGCCGAAGCACCATTTGAACTCGGGCGCGTCTTCCTTGTCGATGATGTGGATCGCGGGGTCGTACTCCTCGAAGATGACCCCCTCTTCGCTCGCCCACTTGCCCTCATACAGGTTCAGTCGGCGCGCACCGGGAGGCAGGTTGGCCAGCACTCCGTTGACGTAGGCGTCCCCACGCTTAGTCCACGCGCCAACCTCGTGATCCCAGTAGGTCGGGTTGTCTTGGTGGCGCGACAGCAGACGCAGCTTCTTGTCGGCCTTGTGCCGGTCCGGCACCTCGCGGAAGCCCTGCGGGAAGTACTGGTTCAGCCAATGGAACTCGCCCGCAGGGTTGGTGTCCGCGATGCGCATCTGCCAATCCATCTTGAAGTTACGGTTGGCACGCGATAGGTACTCCCAGCTGTTCTGGTCGATCTCTCTGGCCTCAAAGACCGAGATAACGTCGTACTGCGTCGAGAAGGTCTTTTCCGGCTTGTCCAAGCCACCCAGCACGATGTGACTTCCGTTGGGGTAGTGGTAGTTCTGCCGGTTGTTCCGGCCTGCAGAGCCGTGAATAGCGGGGTGCCCAGGCCACAACACTTCCTCTTCGAAAGTAACTAGCACCGACTCGGCCAGCGACTCTCTTGTTTGACGAAGCATGAGTACGCGGATGCCTGGATTGGACTCGCATAGGTAGTTGATCCACTCAAGAAGGGCACGAGTCTTACCGGTTCCAGCAGGGCCCTCAAGCAGCAGCTCGGCGGGGCGCAGAGTCCACAACTCTCGCGCAGCGCCGTACGGCGTGTACTCGTGGACGACCTGCTGCTGCTCGCTCATACTGCCTGCAGCCCCTTCAGGTAGAGGCGATTGACCCAGCGCACGGTGCCGTAGCTGGTGGTCTTCAGCGCAAACTCGATCGTGTAGATGTTGCCGCCCTCAAGGGTGTAGTTAGCTCCGCTGTACGGCAGGCGATACACGAAGTTGTGACCTGTGTCGTCCAGACCACCCCAGTAGTCGTGGCTGTAGGTGTCCGACAGGTAGTCCCCGACAATGGCTGCAGGAGGAACCGCAGACCCGCTGATGTCCAGCAGGGTCACTTCACGCTTGCGGTTGCCGACTGTCGTCTGACGGTACAGCGTAACCACCAGTGCGCTTGCGTCTGACGACACGTGACTGTTCATCAGCTGCGACCCGTTAGGCAGCTCAAGACGATGAGCAAACCAAACGTCGTTGCCCTCTGTGACCTCTGCGCTTACTTCGTACATCAGGTGGTTACCGTTGTCGTAGAGCGCGGATCGCTGGTGATAGCCAGCCCACGCGGTGTCCAGTAGTTGCCGAACGAGGGCCAAAACCGTGCCGGAGGTCCCATCGGGTGACCCGAGTTAAACTGGCTCTCCTGCGTCTCAAACCACCAGCTGTGCATCAGCGCGCCACGCTCGTTGCTTCGGATGTCTTCTAGCGTGTTCGTGCCACTGCGCGAGCCATCCTGATAGCGACCGCCGCCAGCAGGGTACGGGTCTGGCTTGTTGGTTCGGCTGTCCACCCACACCGGATACTCGATCGGGTTGCCGATGTCGCCGCTGAACTCGTAGCCACGCAAGTCGTAGTAGGCGCTTGCGGTGTCCGTAATCTTGTTGCCGCTTGTCTCGCTGCTGACCTCGTCGTAGTTCCACAGGCCCTTGTCGCCGCTGTTGACTAGCGTGTCGCCGCTTAGGCCAGTCTGGTTCTCTGTGCCGTACCGGTACAGCTCGCCTGTCTGTACCTCATCGGGCATGTAGTGAATGAACCACAGGCACAGACCAGCCTCATCCCTAGTCACGCCATACCAGTCGTTCCAGCCGTCCGCGCTGCTAACCACTGAGCCTGCATACCCAGAGGGCCGCATCCACGTGTTGTACCGGTGCCAGAACCAAACCTCGACGCCGCTGACGCTGTCGTAGTAGTACTGCACGTTGGTGCCTCCGGCACTTGCCGGACCCATGTAACGGCCAGCCCCGTCGACGATTGTCTCGGTGCGGAAATTTGCAGGGAACGAGCTAAGCCAGCCAGTGCTGCTGTAAGCGATAGCCCGCGCGCCATAGGCTGTAGCTGTGTTGATTTCTGGCCTAGCAGCGTCCATAGCCAGATTCACAGACGCGCCGTCCTGCGTCGCATAGATGCGAAAGGCTGGGTTCAGCGCACTGATCTGCGCCGTGAGCTGCTGTGCCCAACCAGAAGCGTCGGTGCCACCACCGACAGGCAACGGAACCTCAATGTTGCCGCCGCCACCACCGGTACCGAAGTGGAACACATGGCTCGTGCCCGCGTAGTCCTCTAACGTAATCGTTTCACCGCTCGGATCGGTGCCGTTGAACGTTACTACAGCTGTTGCCGGGGTCGAGTCCCCGAACGCTCCAGCTCCGCACCGCCTGAACTTGAACGTCACACCAGGGTTGCGGTCGCGCACGCGGATGCGGAACCCGACGCGGCTGTACTCGACGTTCTTGCTTGCCTCGGAGCCAGTGAAGAACTCTCGGCGGTAGGCCACCCTCGTCCATCTGTTCAGCTCAAACGCGCTGATGGGTCCACCGCCGTACGCCGCCGGGAACTCCTGACGGATGTACGGTATGCCAGTGACGTTCTCGGACGGCACGACGTAGCGCATCTCTCGCCCGGTGATGGGGTCCGTGACCGCGTTGTCGGGGATCGTAATGACTCCCTGCGACGCGTTAGGCTCGTTTAGGTTCAGCTCGCCAGCGCCATCCAGCAGGTGCAGCGTAGGGACGCCACTCATCTGTGGGCGGAACCCCTGGCTAGCGGAGTACGTGCGTACCACTAGACCGCTGGTGAACCCGTGTCGACCGATGTCGTTGCTACGGCGCACGAGGTTCTCGTCCACGTGCACGTCTCTGTCGACGCTATATGTGGCCGCATCAGGGTCGATCCATGTCTGCTGCTTGGACGGGACAACCGTGCTGCGCTCGTGGTCTACCGTGATAGTGCGCGAAGCGCCGCCGCCAGTGGTCTCGGTAAAGTTTACGACTTTACTGCTTTCGCCCGACGCAATCGTTAGTGAGCCGCTGTTGTTGGCACTGTCTGTCGCTACTACGTCCGTGTTGTCCCAGGTGTAGTAGACCGTGACCGGGTCGATGCACGCGGCGTCCAGGCTAAACGTCAGATCGAAGGTGCCGCTGAAAGCGCCGCCTCCAGTGACAGTCAGAACGGGCGGAGTCAGCCTAGAGGCAATGCTGACCAGATTGCAGTTGGCGTAACCCAGCACGCTCGCGCCGTTGACGTTTTGCTGCTCTATGCGGACGTACAGCAGGCGCTCTACAAACCACTGCGTCCGCTTTACCGGCGTTACGCGTATGTCGTGGTAGATTTCTCCCGGCTTGAAGCTGTAGCTGAACCCGCCGACCTGCGTAAAGTCTGTGCCCTCAACGGCTTCGTAGTAGCCCTCCGCGGTCAGGTCCACGCTAGCGTCCCATGCGGGCTGCGGCAGCCCCAGCGTCAGCGTAAACGACTCGTAGCCCTTGGCAGGCTGAGTCAGGTACACACGCAGCACGACCGCGTCGGAGTCGTCCAGCACATACCGGAACGGGTACGGGAAGTCCTTGCCGTACGTACCGCCCTCGTTGATCTGGGCGTTGTACTTCGACAGGTGGGCTAAGCCGATGAACTGCGTCGGCTCTGCATCCGCTCTGCTAGCGTAGGTACCCTTAGCACCAGCGGTTGCGTAGGTTCCGACCATCAGAAGGGCACATTGTACATCTGGTCTGCGTACCGCTTCCGCGCGTAGTCACGCTTCTGCAGCTCGGTCTTGCGCGCTTGGCCACGCTGGCCCGCAGTCGTCTCGCCACGGTAGCTAGCGCTCTGGCCCTCGAACTGGTCCAGCCACGCAGCTTCGTAGTCCTCGTCCGGCGCTGCGCCTCTGCCATACAACCCAGCGGTATCCATGCTCGGCTTCTTCCCTGGATCGCCTAGCTCGCCTTGGAAGTCAGACATATCGTAGGGCGTCTCAGTGCCCTGCATTGTCTCCATAAGGCCCGTCAGCGTGTTCTTCTTCGAAGGGTTCAGGATGTTCCCATCGTCGTCGCGCTTCTGGTAGGCGAGACGAGTGAACTGCTTAGCAGCCTTGCCGTAGTCGCTGCTGCCCTTCATTTTGCCGCCGTCGTACTTCTTGTAGAACGCGCGGAACGAGTCCAGCTGGTCCTCGCCAAGGATGTACACGTCCTTCTGCATGGAGCCGTACTTGGACCCCTTGCTGCCGAGGATGCCGCTGCTGCCCGTCCTCAGGCGCGACCGGATGATGCCGTAGTAGTTGCCGGTCTTAGGGTCATAGAAGACACCGTCACCCGTCTGGCCATCGCTGTAGCCAGGGTTGTAGTCGGGTGACGCCTGATCCCACGATCCGTACGACTGCTCAACCATCGCTCTTCTTCACGGCCTTCTTCTTGGACGCTTTCTTCGCCACGGGCTTCGGCGCGGGCTCCGGGGGATCGACCACCGGCTCCAGCATCTGAGCAACTGCCTCTCGCAACGCACGCCGCTTGGCGCGCTTAGCACGCATCGTTCGAGCCATAACTATGACCTCTTGTTCCCTCAGCTTTGCTTCATGCGCCCAGGCGTGCCCTTCTTGCCCTTCATGCCCTTCATGCGGGCCTTCACGGCATCCTTGTGGGTCATCTTCTTCTTGCCCTTGCCTCCGCCCGCACTGACAGGCTTCCCAGGCTTGTTGTAGCGACTCGCTCCGCTTCCGTACTTCATCAGGGGACTCCTGGTCCAGGGTCAACAGGTGGGTTGTCATGGTCGTACACCTGATCCACGGCCTGCTTGATCTGCTCTAGCTCCGTGATCACCTCTGCAGCGTCAGTCGCGAGGTCGATGCGAGCTTGGAGCGCTGGGCTGATCGCCCGGTGCACGTCGATGTTCTGAGTAAAGAACTGAAACGTATACGTCTGGCCACTCATGCCACGTCCTCGTCAGCCACCTCGGCCTCAACCAGTCGCGGCGGCTCCGCGAAGCCGTACCGCTTCACGTGCACCTCCGACTCGATGCTCTGCTTCTTCACCACCGCACCGTCAATCCGGTCCCACAGCATCTCCAGCACCTTGTGATCGCCCATGCGCGCACGGTGCACCATACCCATGACGATCTGCTCCATGTACTCGGGGTTCTCCTCCAAGTACGTGTTCAGCGCCTTCTGCAGGCTCAGCTTCTTCTTCGGTCTGCTCCAGCCGTCCTTCGCCATAGGTGTCGCCAGCCCCTCTCGGACCATCATCGCGTGCGCCTGACCCGGCGTACGCACCGTCGACCAGTCTAGCTTGCGCGCACCCACAGCACCCACACAAGCACAATCGCGAAGATCACCACGTGACCCACGCGGATCACAACCTGCCGAGGCTCATCACGTTCGTCCATAGCTAGCGCGGAGGGGGGGGTCTCGCATCCGCCATAGCGCCAAGCGACCCCAAAGTCGGTTAGTGGTTGGTGGAACCCCCCTCCGCACACTCAGCCTAGCAGCAGGGTCTGAACGAAGTGAAGACCCCCTCTCTTATATTCTTATCTTATGGCATAGCGACCGCAGTGCGGATGCACAAGGGGTGCAAAAATAAACGGGGGCAGGAGGCACGATGGGACCCAGACGACTCAGAAGACCTGGGGGGGGGCTAACGTCGCTCACAGAGCCGCTCCGTGTGGCTCAGAGTGCCGCTGTATCGTTCCATCTGACCGCCTCCGTCTCGACCGGTGGGGGGGGCGCAGAGCGCCCTAGGGGTAGGGGTGATGTGAGGTGTACTCACACACTCTCTACTTACTGTCACACCACGAGGTGTTTGTCATGAACTTCCGTACCTGCACGTCGCTTACTCGCGGCATGTACCCTCAGTTCCCTCACTCGGGCCTGCAGGGTCACGCTCTCGTCCCGATGCTCGCTGCTCTCTGCATCGTCTTCCTCGACGGCAAGCCCAAGGACTTCCGCTCCGCTAAGCACCACGAGTCGCACGAGCGCACTCTCAAGGCTGCTATCAAGTCCGCCAAGAAGCTCGACAGCATCGAGCAGTCCGAGGCTCTCCGTATGGTCGCTGACCACAACGGCTGCAGCGTCAAGAAGCTGATCAAGCAGCTCCGCAAGGGTGTCGCCGCCAAGGGCAGCACCGGGGTCGCCAACTGATCGTTCGCGGGGAGGTCCGCCTGGGCCTCCTCGCTATTTTTTTGCCTGTTGCCCGTGCGGAGGCTGTGCATCTGCATCGCATTCGCACATCGCAGACTCGGCAGCGACTGCATCGCGCAGCCAACGCCACTACCTAGACCCGGCACGTTGCAGTGCCTTTCACCCTGTTACCCATCATGCATCCCAACGACCCGTTCCTCACGCGTAACTACGCAATCCTCCGCATCAAACCGCTCAAGCCGCACGTCGTCAAGCCCTGCTACGGCTGCTCTGACCTCGCCACCTACAAATGCGTCGTCATGACTACCGATCGCCTGCTCAACTGGCGCGTCTGCCAGTCCTGCTGTCCTGCCGTGCAGAACTGACATGCGTGTCACACTCCGCGACGTACGCACGCTAGTCGTGCTGCTCACACTCCTCTGGCTCTTCTTCCAGATCTGACTCATCCGCACGGGCGTTCGCGTCCGTGCGTTTTTTTTGCTTACTGCCCATTTCAGGCTCTGTCACCTGTCATCGCATTACCAACGCATGTGTAACTCACTCGACAACCGCGCAGTTCTTCGCGCTCTCACTGCTCAGCTTTACCACAACCTTGCGTGCTTCGACAGCTTCAACGCTGCTGGCACTGTGCACCTGCAGTACTACCGCACTGCATGCGTGTACCACCGCATGATCTCTGACTACTTCAACCGTCCCGACAACCATGACCGTGCCTGCGACGCCTGTGCCGCAGCTCACACCGCTTACGACCTCTTCCAGTCCGTCATCGACACCATCGACTCTGCCCCCACTCTCCTATGACCTTCCTCACCGCCAAGCAGTTCTGGGCTGTCACTGCGTCTGACCTCGCTGCCTCCAACGCCGAGATCACCATCACAGTCCACGCTCAGGACATCAACACGTCCATCAACATCACTCCCTGCATGCCCGACAACGACACCTGCGACGTCTACGTCGCCAATCAGCACATGAACACCGTGCTTCACGAGATCCCCTACCAAGACGCGCTCAACATTGTGCGTGCCGCCATCACGTCCTCCGACAAGCCCCAGCCCCGCAAATGACCGACTCACCCTTCTCCAACGCACCTGACCCTGTCGTCTGCGACAACCAGCGTGCTTGCATCATCTGCCATGACCCCATCGTCGACTTCGGTCACAACCCACACCCCCTTGCCGACCCTCCGTTCCGCTGCTGCGGCACCTGCAACGAACTTGTAGTTTGGATGCGCATGCTCAATGTCACGCGCTCCGACGATCCATCAACCAAACGCACCCTCAACACCCTTCGCGACCACATCTACCACACCGCTAACGCCTGTAAGTGCAACTTCCACACCATCGACTGACATGACTCTGCGCAAAAAACTCACTGGCCGTCCCCCCAAGGCTCACGCTCACTTCCAGCAACACCTGCCCACGCTCCACAACGAGGTCGTGTGCAACTACCACAGCCGTCCCACCAAGCTGCACTTCAACGCGCCAGACGGCCCTGTCTTCAGCCTGACCATCCACTCTCGTCTCTCCTACACGCTGCACGCCAACCGCGAGCTGTACAGCATCGACCGTCTCATCGAGTACGGCGACAAGTTTTACGTCTGCGGTCGTGCAGCCACGCTCAACACCGACAACTTCGATCTCGCCGTCGACTACGCCGCCAACCCGCCCGTCCTTACCTGCGTCTCTTCACTACTGCAAGTCATCCAATGACCGACGACGACCACATCTCCGCACTTCTTGCGCATCTTC